TTATTTTAGGAACTGTTTTTTTAAGTAAATTTATTTAGGAGGATGTTATGTCAGAAGGCACTATAAGTATACCTACGTGGGCGATGCCATTTGTAATAAGCGGCTTAGGTGTTGCTATTGCTTATGGAAGCTCAATGGCGCAAGCAGATGCAACAAAGGCAGAAGTTGCTCGAATAGAGGTTATTGTAAAAGAAACTGCAAAACAGGCTAGTCAAAATGGTCAGGCTGTTGCTGTTACAGAAACTAAAGTTGATGCTATTGTTGAGTCTTTGGCTCGTCAAGAAAAAATACAAGAAAAGACTAACGATCAAATTTCTGCGTTAGTAGCGGCTTTACTAGCTAAACAATAATGAAGATGGTGTTTGCTCTATTGTTTTTCGTAAGCGGCGAAGTAGTCGAGGAACAAACACAATATTATTTAAAGAAGTCACATTGTATTTATATGTGTCAAGAACTATCAAGACCTAGCAACAAGTACGAACCTGTTGACTGCAAGTGTCAGGTTCAGTGGGTCGATGTAAATAGTACGGTAATACGATGAAACAATTAGTGTTTGCATTAATGCTTGAAACACTTACTGCTGACGGTCTTGTAATAGAGACAGAAGAGTATGGTGTATGGGCAGATGTAAACAAATGCACATACTTTAGTAGAAGTATAAGCTTACAAGGAGTTGAAGGTACAGCAGGAATTACATTTAAAGAAGCATACCCTGTACCTGTAAGGGCTTATTGTAAACCTAAGTACGTAGACCCTCAAACAACGGAGATATTTGAATGATTTCAGGTCAAGATTGGTCGGACAGCGCAACATGGTTGGGTCTTGCATTGGCAATGATTCTTTTAGGGTTGTGTATTTATGCAGTAATTATTAGGTGAAATTATGTTAGAACAATTAATAGGGCCAGTGTCAGGACTCTTGGACAAGTTCATTGAAGACAAGGACAAGAAGGCGGCACTAGCACACGAGATAAGTACGATGGCAGAGCGACACGCTCAAGAGCTTGCCAAGGGTCAGTTAGAAGTTAACAAAACTGAGGCGGCGCACAGGAGCTTGTTTGTTTCTGGGTGGCGGCCCGCTGTTGGATGGTGTTGTTGTATGGCCCTGCTGTATAACACAATTTTATCGCCAATACTGGGCATATGGTTTGTTGTGCCGGAGGTTGATGCTTCATTATTAACACCTGTCTTAATGGGCATGTTAGGTTTAGGAGCTATGCGTACAGTAGAGAAAACAAAATCAGTAGCGAGGAATAGTTAATGCCTGCAAAAAAGAAATCAACAGTCAACAAGGCGGGTAATTATACCAAGCCTACAATGCGTAAGAACTTATTTAACAAAATTAAAGCAGGTTCTAAGGGCGGCAAAGCAGGGCAGTGGAGCGCACGAAAGGCTCAGATGCTTGCCAAACAATACAAAGCTAAAGGAGGCGGGTATAAATGAAAGTTAAAGCACCTAAAGGCCATCACTGGATGAAGCAGAAAGATGGTACAATGAATCTAATGAAGCACACTGGCAAGTTTGTTAAGCACAAGGGCGCTTCACTTGAGGCTAATTTTAAAGTACAAAAGGTTCATAAGAAATAATGGCACTTAAAAAATCTCAAAAGTCTTTAAAGAAATGGACAAAGCAAAAGTGGACTACTGCATCTGGAAAACCTAGCAGTAAAACTGGCGAAGTCTATGCGCCTAAAAAGACTATACAAAAACTTAAATCAACTGCGGCAGGTAGAAAGAAACTTGCGGCGGCTAATAAAAAGAAAAGAGAAGCTACAGCCAAAGGCAAACAACACGCTAAGCATGGCCTTCATAAAGGAAAGAAACGATGAGAGAAGACTACAAGAAAGGCGGTAAAGCTAAAAAGAAAAGAGACCCAAGACTAGAGAGGGCAGGAGTTAGTGGATTTAATAAACCGAAACGTACCCCCAAGCATCCAAAGAAAAGCCATGTTGTCGTGGCGAAAGAAGGTGACAAAATCAAGACGATTAGGTTTGGAGAACAGGGGGCAAGCACCGCAGGAAAACCCAAGGCGGGTGAATCTGACCGTATGAAAAAGAAACGAGCCTCTTTTAAAGCTCGGCATAGAAAAAATATAGCTAAAGGCAAAATGTCTGCGGCTTATTGGGCTAACAGAGAAAAGTGGTAGACTATGCAGAGGATATGGACACTGTGGGCTTTAAGCCTAGGCGAAACAGTGGATAACACATCTTCTGATGCCCATACTGTAGCAGTAATAAAGACAGTACTGGTTGTTATTAATTTGTTCTGTTGTTTTTGTATTATATACAATACGTTTTCAGGTTAATTTACAACGTGATTAAGCGCACTTAACTCTGACTCCAAAAACTCGTGTATCTTTTCTAGCTTAGGCTTAGTCAGCAAAACTATTTTACGCATGAGTTCTAGTTCATCATCTTTAAAAGCTTTATGCAAATCCTTTTCGGGTATGCCGCTCATTTCTGTAACGACATGCCCGTCAGAATTTATCAATATCTTGAATCCTAAGACATTAGCTTCTTTAGATTTCACAAGCACCACCTACACAAGCCAACTCCTGTGAGCCTGTAGTATTGTCCTCCTGTTCAAAGTCTCCTAAGTCTTCCCAATCAACGCCCTTTGGCATAGAAACTAATAGCTCTTTATATTTATCGGCATCTATGTCCTCATAAGGAGCTTGCTGATATACATGATCACTGTATGGAAGTAAGCTAATCCCGCTACATAAATCAAAGTTCTCCCAAATCCACTGTGCTACCTGAAGAAACTCATCGTCTGTATAATAGACTGTAATACTTGGTTTGTGTTCACACCAATGGTTCTGATATGTTTTCCACAAAGCTAATTGTTGCATAGCTCCAACTTGTTTAACTGTTGTACTAGTCTTAGGAGACTTCACAGGAAAACTAAACACAACTGAAGACGGCGACATAACGTCTTGCTCTACTGGGAATCCTGCTTGCTCCATAAAGACTGCAAGTGGGTCTTTCTTATCTGAACGTACTCGTCTAATGTAGTGCTTAGAAAAACGAGGATGAATACCAGAGGCACTATCAACAAGCTGAGATACAGTACCGCTTGGCTTAACACAAGTAATAGCCACAGACTGATTGATTCCAAGCTTCTCAGCCCACTTCTTATTGGTTTTAATAGCGACATTCTTTAGCTCCTCTAGCCACTGCGCTGTTTTGTCTGACGACACCCCCAAAGTAGGATGATCCATAATGCCTGTCATGCTTAAACCTAACAGTGCTTCTTCTTCTGTGTTGCGCTTCCAAACATTCCGCAAGTAACGGAAGTCTGTAAGAGTTGCTTGTAGCGTACCGATAATAGCGGCTGTTTCTACTTTAGATTTAAGAGTCTTTAAAGTATCATCAGACCGTATAACTACCTCAGACAAGTTACAAAACTGATTACTGCGTAGTATTATCTCACTGCACGGGTTAGTACCGAAGTCTTGCTCAGAATCTCTACGACCATTAAGGCTTGCAACTTTCTGTGCCGCAACACGACTAAAGATACCACGCTCACCCGCTTTAGATTCATACATGGTCTGCATTTCATTTAAAAAAGCTTCAAAGTCAGGCTTCTCTGTATACGCTACGCTGTTGTTTGCTAGTCTTCTTTGTCCCTCGTTCTCCCACCACTGACCGTTCTTAGCTCTAGCCATGCGCTGATCAGTTAAATTAGATAGGCTTATGAGTGCTGAACGCCTAACGCCGCCTACAACTACAATGTCTGCAATCTTACACACAACATCGTGGCACTCTAAGGATGTTAGCTTACGCCCTGCGGCTTTAGAAAATACACCTACACAAAAATTAAATAAATCTATGAGTGGTTCTGGCCCTGATGCACGACCACCAAATGTTTTAAGTCTTTCTCCTGCACCACGCACCTTACTCATGTCCCACTTAGGAATCTTACCTGCGTACAACAAACTAATTAGTTCTCTAAATGCAGAAGCCCAACCAATCTTACTGTCAGCAACAACAATCACAGTGTCTGTAGGGTGAAAACTCTCAGCAATCTCAGGCAGTTTGTTAATGAAGTTGCGCTCTACGCTAAACCCAACACCAGTACCACACATAAGCACATACATAAGCTCGTCAAAAGAACGAGGAGAATCTATATGCAAGTAACTACAGTTAAACCCTGCTACATTATCTTTGTCCAGTGCTTGGCCCGCTGTCATCATGCACCTCATACTAGGCATAACTTCTAGGCCATGTATTGCATCATATAGTTTTTTGCCTTCTTTAACTGTGATCTGTTCACGGTCTCTCCAGAACTGAACATAACGATAGACTGTTTCTTCCCACGTTTCTCTGCGAGTTTGTTCGGGTAGCCACCGTGCGTAGCGTGACTTGTGTATAAACTGTTGGTACTGATCCATCAATTATTCTCCTTAGTTACAATGTCTGTTAATAGTGCTAAATACCACATGGCTTTTTGTAAGTCCTCTACCTGTTTGCCTTTATAATCATAACGCCAAAGGTATTTCATACAGTTGCCTTTAAGATACCCCTTGAAAGCTACTGAAGACATAGACTCTTCAATAGCTTCAATACATTCAATATTGCCAGTGTTATAATGTTTAGGATTATTAACAACATCTTCAGCCACAGTCTTTTTAGTTGCAAGGTCTTGTAAAGCTTTGCGTACAGCTTCTTCGTGATTATATGTATGTGCTTTTTGCATAGCCATGTCGATAGATGGTTTATAATCTATAAGGTTTTCTTCAACAGAAGAATATTTTCTGCTTACTTTGTCCCAATCTGAGGGTGTTGCGTCATTGAGTCGGCTCATCCGTGTATCATCCCTGTATTGTCTGGGTCCATTTCATAGTTCATACGCTGTACGTCTTGACAGCATTCTTTGTAGGCATCTTCTGACACCTCTGGATTTTCTAAAGCTGTGCTTTTCCAAAATTCTAGTTCTTGAAAAAGACTGTGATTACTTCTCGTCATGTGTCACCTCTCTATTTAAATTAAGTTTAGGTTCTTTGCGCTTAGTATCTTTTAATTTAGAAGAAGAACTTATTTTTTTGAACTTCTTTTTCCTTAAAAACCTATCGCGCCTTTCATCTTTGCGGTTAAAATCAGTCAAAACTTTCTCTCTTCTTTACGTTGATCCAGTTGTCAGGTATGCTGTCTTCACTGAACCATCTAAAGTCATTAGCACTAGCCCACTCTCCGTGGCTTCTTTTAGTTCCGTCCTTACGCCTCTTAGCTT